CCGACTCTTATCAGCCGCGCGGACACATTTGGAAGCCTCTAAAATCTATGACCACGAACAAAGAAAGGAGCAAACGATCAAGGCACTACGAGAGAAGTATATAAAAAAATACTTACCCGATATTTACAGCAGGCACACCAGCGAGACAATTTTCCACCGTCCCAATGATTGGAAATCCGTCCGCGCTCAATTGACCTATGAAGATAAAGTAGAAATAACGCTCAATATTCCATTTTCAGAAGCCTTGAAACTTTTGAAACAACTTACACAAGGAGAATAAACCCCATGACCCCCGAACAAAAGAAAGAACTTGCCGAAGAAATCAAGAAAAACCTACGCATTGACATTGACACCGACACCCACGTACACACCAACCAGCCGATTATTATTATCACCCTGCTTTGGGATGGTAAAGAAATCGACTCCAGTAAAATCACCATAGGAAACTAACCCAATGACCACCCCAACCCCCGCACCCGACCGCATCACCGCCGCCGAAATCCGCGAACTATTCACTCAGATGGAAAATCGTTTCGACGAACTCGCCACTGAAATGCTCGAAGTGAAAAGCGAACTCCACGCCATGCGCGGAGGCTTGCAGACCGCAGCCACCCCGCCCGCCGTCGGCACATTCGGAGAAATGATCATTGACTCCATCGTTATGACCTACGACGACGCAGGCAAACCCGCCTACAAAGCCAAAGGCGCACCGTACACAAAACACGGAGTACGCATCTGGGATGAAGTGTTTCCCAACCTCGGCATTGACCCCGCCACGCTCAAGCCTGGACCGAACGAAATCGAGCCGATCCGCGCGCGCGTACTGATGAACCCGCCGCAGGAAGACGGAAAGACGGCACAGCCTCGCAAGGTTACAGGAAAGGCATGAGACAGAAAACCGGCGACGGCTGCCACCGTCGCCGGAAGTCCCGCCCCGATCTATCAGACTACGAAATTTTAATAATGGCGTTGGTTGACAAACTTAATGAAAATGCTGTATATAAAATGAGCAAGACCGACGCGGTAAAAATCGCAATCGAGAAGGCAGTAAAGAACGTCCTGCCCGATGTCGTTATCAAACCAAAGCGGAAAAGGTACATCAAAACCCCCGATCTTGAATTATGAGAAATATAAGGAGTTTCAATGAATAATCATTTGCCTACAGTTTCAATCTGCCCCATTGGCGGGGAGCAATATGTTGAGTTTGAAGATCGCAATAAAAAGGGTCATCCTATCCGTGTGCAATATGATTACCGTCACACAGATGGCATCTTGTATTCCACAATTGCCGATGACCTTGAAGCCGCACGAGCAATGCGCGATGCCTGGCTTGAGCGCCGCCGAACATTGCGTGCAGTTGACCCGCCTTCGGCTCTGGTGGGCAGTGGTGATTCTAATAATTCGGCGGGCAACTAACGCTTGCCGTTGGGCGCTTCGTGGCGCAAAGGAGAAAAGTATGGCAACGTATTATGAGCCGTCAGACGGCGACTACAACGAAGATGATTTTGGTAAGTTCTTTGATGACATTCAGGCAGAAGGAGATTTTGACATCGGGTACTTTCCAGAAATTTGCACAAGCCTTGAAGAAGATAATACTATCTTTGTTCTTGGCGCGAATGAAGAATGTGACGAATGGGTATGGCAACAGTCATTTCCGATTCCGAAGGGTTGGGGTATTGAGCGTGTAAATGCAATGTTTGGCGGTAATGTTTATTTGAAACCATCAACGCGCCCAACATTGCATGCACCTGACGCCGCTAAGTCTGCGGCTGAAACTGAGTAGTCTTATAAAATCGCGGCGCAGGTAATGCTCGCCGTTGGAAAGCCGAGCATGAGAGTCTTGATAGCCTGCGAATTTAGCGGCGCAGTCCGCAAAGAGTTTGAAGCGTTAGGGCATGAAGCCTGGTCATGTGATTTATTGCCTACTGAAATCCCTGGTAATCACTATCAAGGCGACGTGCGTGACATGCTTTCAGAGAATTGGGATTTGATGGTAGCGCATCCGCCGTGTACGCGCCTTTGTAATTCTGGCGTGTGTTGGCTTGAAAAGCGTAATCTTTGGGACGATATGCGCGAAGGTGCAGAGTTTTTCAAAATGCTTTTACATGCGCCGATTGAACATATCGCCATTGAAAATCCAATCATGCACAAATACGCACGCGAAATTATCGGCGTGAAATATTCGCAGATAATCCAGCCCTGGCAATTCGGGCATGGCGAAACTAAAGCCACTTGTTTATGGCTGAAAAACTTGCCACTTTTACAACCGACAAATATTGTTGAAGGGAGAGAACAGAGACTTCATAAGTTACCGCCCTCGCCTGATAGGTGGCGCGAAAGAAGCAAAACATTTGCTGGCATCGCTCAGGCAATGGCGCAACAGTGGGGTTCTCTGGCTTTCCAACAAAGCGTGTACCTGACCGCCTTTGGCGTAGGTATGCGTCCTGTCAATCCCCTGCCTGGTAACATTCAGGCGGAAGTGTCGCCCGCTACAATCGGCGGCGGGTAACGCTTGCCGTTCGGCGTCACGGAGAAAACAAAATGAGTGAGCAGGAAGAAAAAGTTTTGTATTACTGCCGCGAATGGTATCGCACAGGCAGAGAAGTAATCAAGCAAACCTTGTGGTATGAAATCGGTGTAATGCTCGAAAATGAGCCAGACGCCGAACAAGGCTTGCACCTGACGGGGCTTACGCCCTTGCAAAAAGAAGAAGTCCGCGAAATGATTCAGAACGCTTTAGACACGGGTTCCGCGTAAGCGCCCCGCAGGTAAAGCAAACGTTCAGCGGACGCACACGCCGCCGAACTACCGCCCGCAGAAATGCGGGCGGTTTCGTGCCTGCTCGCGGAAATACGCAAGCCGGCACGCTCAACACGCGCGGCGATCAGCCTGCCGCGCGTGTTTCGTTTTGGCAAGGCACCGCGCGCGGTTCCCGGCACCCTCCCCGCCTTCTCGTCTGTTGGCATCCTGTGTGCTGTGTCCTGCTCGCCAGCCGAACGCAGATCCCCAAACGCGCCGACCCCCACGGCGCAGAGGCGCATAATACAACCGGTCACGCCTGGGACAGTCCCCCTTCAAAACATTACAAAAACCTAGTTGCCCCATATGACATATTGACAATAACAGAATTTACCTTTAAGATTTTCCTTAGACGAGGAAGGCTTTCAATAGCTTTCCTCGTTTCGCGTTTATCGCCAAAGATACGCGGAGCCTTCCTCGTCTATTCTGGAGAATATCATGGAGTTAGTCAAGCACATCGTTATCGTCAAAGTCAAGAACGGGATGAAAATTCTCGACCGCCCCGCCTCCACCACGGACGGAGCGCTCACCCGCCGCATCGTTCCCAATGGCACGACTCTAGACACTTACTCCATCCATTACATCCACGGCGTACCTTACGCCCGACTTGCCCCCCAATTCCCCAACAAACCTGAATATATCCGCATTGCCGAACGCGACGAGGCTATGGTTTATTGCGACGTGATCGACCTTGAAGCCGAGCAGGACGCGCGCCTGCTGGACGTGCTCGAACGTATTGCCGCAGCATTGGAAGCCAAATGACGGAAGCCGAGCTACGCGAACAGCTAAAGCAAGTCACCGCCGAGCGCAATAAATACCATGCCGAACTTACCGACCTGCGACTCAAGAAGATCGAAGATCGGCAGGACGACCACGAAAACCGCATCCGTGCCGTGGAAACCATCTCAACGCGCAGTAATGTACTCTATGCCCTCGCCACTGGCGGAGGATTGATCTCAATTATCACACTCATTCGCACCGTTCTGACGATATGACATGCCGAAAGCCAAACCAAAAAGCAAGCCCAAGCGCAAGCAGGGAGCGCAGCCGAATAACAAGAACGCTCTCAAACATGGCTTTTACGCGGATAAATTCACAGCCGCCGAAAACAAACGGCTCGACAGCCAGGGCGCGACCGATCTACTGGCAGAAATAACGCTACTGCGGATCTGCATTGACAGACTCATGCAAGAACTGGATTTTAGCGAGAAAACGAACGCGGACGCCAACGGTAACAATATCCGCGACGTGCATTACCTGCAACAACTGAACACACTAACAGCCATGACGCAATCCGTGGGAACACTGGCGCGGACGGAATATCTGATCAGAGGCAAGAACGAAGGCATACAGAAATCCCTACTGGAAGCCCTCGAACTGGTGAGGCTCGATCTAGGAATATGACAAAGGAATGCTGTGCATGAGCACACTGACCGAAACCATCGCCGCCATTCTACGGAGCTTTGAGAACTTTTGTTTCAGAGGCGGCAGTATCAAATTATGGAAGTACCAACTCGAACCAGGACAGGCGATCATCGACTCTGTTCTAAAGAAAAAAGGATTGACATTCGTTGTGATTATCTCTCGGCAATCTGGAAAAGATGAAATGCTTGCCAATCTGCTGGCGTATCTTTTGCGCTTGCTCAGTCACATCGAGGCGAAAATGATCGTAGCCAATCCGACCTACAAACCGCAGACCGAGAACAGCATCATGCGTCTCGAAAGCCGGTTAGATGCCAATCTGACCACCCGCGAATGGAAGAAGCGCGGAGCGTACATCCGTAAACTCGGCAAAGCTATCGTATCGTACATCTCGACCGATAAAGGCTCAAAGATCGTCAGCTTTACCGCCACGCACCTACTTGTTGCGAACGAAAGCCAGGACATCGACGCCGCGAAATTCGATAAGGATGTTTCCCCGATGGGCGCGTATAACAACGCAACTAAACTTTTCCTCGGCACCACATGGACCAGTGATACCCTGCTCGCACGCGAGGAAGACGCCGCCCGCGCACAGGAACAGCAGGACGGCATCCGGCGCGTGTTTATCTACAATGCCGATGTTGTCCGTAAACTCAACCCCGCCTATGGCTCTTACGTGGATGCTGAAATCGCCAAACACGGACGCCAGCACCCACTTATAAAGACGCAATACTTCTGCGAGCGGATCGACGCGCAAGCCGGCATGTTCAACACCGCCCGCCGCGCCTTGATGTTGGGCGACCAGCCCGCGCAATCCGAACCCATCCCAGGGCGTATTTACAGCCTACAAATCGACGTAGCCGGAATGGATGAGGCTTTGCTCAACCTCGACGGAATGGGCAACCCAGGACGCGACTCAACGGCATATACGATCTGTGACGTGGACTTGTCCGAACTCCAAACCCTGCAAGCCCCAATCTATCGCGCCGTCAAGCGTGACTCATGGCAGGGACAATCTCACGTCACCGCCTACGGGAAGTTCTGCCAGATCATCGACCTCTGGAACCCGCTCTATATCGTCATTGATGCAACCGGCGTAGGCGAAGGACTCTGGGCGATGCTCGCCAAGAAGTACGGCGCGCGCGTCTTGCCTGTGAAATTCACACAGCAGACGAAATCAGAAATGGGATGGGCGTACCTTGCCATCATCGAGACTGGACGTTTCCGCGATTGTTGCCCCACCGAGGAAGTACGCCAGCAATACGACAAATGCCAGAGCGAGATATTACCAGGTCCAGCAAAGACAATGCGCTGGGGCGTGAAAGACGGCACACGCGGAGCAGACGGCACACGCGGAGCAGACGGCTTGCTGATCCATGATGATTACATTCTCGCAGACGCCATGAGTGCCGTGCTCGACACCTTAGCATGGGCGCTATCCTCCCCCACCTTGCAGACCGAAGCCCGCGACCCGCTCGCGGACATGGACAGGAATTACTAATATGCCATCTAAAGCCGGACTCAAGCGCACGATCAAACTACGCCAGCCAAACGCGCAAGGGCGGGAGTTTATCAAGGTCAATAGCAAAGACTTCTCATATCCGATTTTTGATTGGCTCCCTAATTGGTTTGCCGTTGGTGATTTTACGAACCCTAAGTACCCGTTCAACCCAGGAGTCGCAGGTTTGAATGATTGGGTAAACGCATACCAAAACTACCAAGAAGAACAAGCAAATCAAGCCGCCGTATGGTTGCGTCCCTTTAGTTTTGGCTTATCTAATTCTCAAATTCAATGGTTGGTACAAAACCCATTAGCCCCCGACCCAGGCGCGGCGGGCTTTGAAGGTTGGGGAAATGAAATAGAAAGAATTGTCACGCCAGCATTTGCAGAATTTACTAAATTCATCTTCGACAACAAAATATATACAGTTGGAGGAGAAATCATACTAGGTAGAAGGACGTACTATCAAGGAGTTTTGCCATGAACCCTAAGACCGCAGGTCAAAACCAAAGTGCCTCAGCGTCGTACCTAGCATCGAAAACCATAGAACCTAAGACCACAGGTCAAGGAAAATTCTAAATGCCAACCAAGAAACCCACCATCAAATCCCTGCAAGCCGATCTTGCCGCCCTGAATGACGCGCTCTCTATCGCCCTGGGCGCGTCCGCTGAAACCGACAACAACTTTTTCACAGGCGGCATGTCAGGAGCCTATCAATCCAGCCGTAACGAATGGGACCGCAAGAAGATATTCGCAGAGTCTTTACGCGCCTGGCGTGTCAATCCCACCGCGCGCCGCATCGTCAATATCAACCGTTCTTTTGTCCTCGGCAAAGGTATCACGATCAAGAGCGACGACCCCGACACGGAAACTTTCCTCAAAGAATGGTGGAGTCACCGACTCAATAAACTCAAGAGCAATACGAAGCGATGGAAAGACGAGGAAACCCGCACCGGCAATCTCTTTATTCTTTGCTCTATCGGGCAGACAGAGACTCTTTACGTGCGTGCCATCCCTTCCGAACTGATCGAGGAAATTATCTGCGCGCCTAACGACATCGAGCAGGAGTTAGGGTACAAACTCGCAGAGGACACAGACACCGAGGCGAAAGAGTATCCATCCTACGAGCACAAAGGCGAAGGGACGCAATTCATCGTACATTTTGCCAGCAACCGCCCCGTAGGGTCGGCATGGGGAGAAGCCAACCTATCCCCTATGCTGCCGTGGATAGGTCGTTACGCCTCCTGGCTGGAAGATCGCGTGCGCCTCAACCGTTTCCGCAATGCCTTTATGTATATCGTGCAAATGTCAGGCAATGACGTTACCCCCGAAAAGAAGCGCGCGCGCCAAGCCGAACTCAACAGCAAGCCGCCCACACCTGGCACAGTCTTAGTGACTGACCCTTCCGAACAATGGGGCATCATGTCTGCGAACTTGGACTCATTCGACGCCAGTATGGACGGAACCGCGATCAAGAAAAACATCATGGATGGCGCGGGACATCCAATGCATTGGCACGCCGAGGGCGAGAGTAGCATTAGCACCACCGCCGAAGCCGCAGGGACGCCCACCTTCCGCAGTCTCGAAGAACAGCAGGACGAGTTTTTTGAATGGATGGTAGACCTTGCCACTATCGCGCTTGAAATCTCAGGCAAGAGCGTACCGGCAGGAAAAAGTATCTGGGTCGAGGGACCCGACATTACCGAAAGGGATAACGCCTCGCTTGCGCTTGCGTTCTCACGCGCATACCCCATGCTATCCGAACTCTATGACCGCGACGGCATCGAACCTAAAGAATTTATGCGTATTGTTTACAAGATGCTTGCAGAAACCTACGACGAGAGCAAGACGCCGGAGATCAAGAAAAAGCCTTTAGTCAGAGTCACAGACACGACTCCGGCGACCGATCCGAGCGACGCAAAGACTGACCCAGGCGACCCGAAAGAGGAAGAATGAAATTTCGTTGGGTCTCTACCTCTGCCAACCCCTGCCCTTCCTGTGCCGCGCTTCACGGACAAATCCACAGCGCGGATACATGGGATGGGCTCAAGCCAGGTCACGACTCTTTGTACTGCAAAGAACATTGCACCTGCCACCTTGTAGAAACCGAAGAAGAACCATCCGGCAATCTTGACGCCGTTCCTTTACGCGGAGAAATGCTTGCCGGCACACTCGGCGCGGAGTACCTCGCCTTATCTGAACAACCAAAGGACAAACCCATGCAAACAAAAGAATACGCCCTGAAAGCCACCGTCACCGCCACAGAAGAAGGTTTTGACATCCTCGCCATTGACGAGGGCGAAGCCAAAGGACACGGCATCCGGTTTTCCGCGCTCGCCTTGCAATCCGCTGTCCCCCTCTACGAAGGCAAGCCGGTATTTATTGACCATGCCGGTCTCGGAAACTCTCCCTCTGTGCGAGACTTAGCGGGAACCATCTACGGCGCACAATGGGACTCTGCGCATCGTGGCATACGCGGCACAATCAAACCCTCTGGACCTTCCGCCGAAGTGCTAACCTCCCTCAGAGACGCGGCGAAAGGCAACCCCGCCATCATGGAGGCAGTCGGTTTTTCAACTGTCCTGCGGGTGCAACTCGAAAAGGATGGCAACGTCAAGCAGATCGTTTCTGTCAAATCCGTGGATGTCGTGATCGACCCCGCCAGAGGCGGGAAATTCTTACAAGAAATCAACCGTGGACGCACGGAGGATCAACGCGCCTCGCGCGTATCGTCAAATCAAAAAGGAGTAATACGAATGGCTAAGAAAAAGTTCAAAGCCGAGATCACGAACGCCGAGGGCGTGTCCGAAGAAGTCACACTCGAAGCGATTGAAGATCAGAGCGAAACCGAAGCGCAGCTTGACCGCAATGTCCAAGCCGCCGCCGCCCTCTTGGGCGAAACCCAACGCCAGCAGGAACTTGATGCGCAGTTACAGAAAAGCGAACAGACCAATATCGCCATGTGCGAATATCTTTTGACCGCTGGACTGTCCAACTCGCGCCTGCCCCTCCCCACTCAGGAACGTATCCGCAAACAGTACGCGGGTAAGGTCTTTGAAGCCGTGCAGTTGTCCGCCACCATCGAGGAAGCCCGCAAGGAACTCTCCGCCGTGATGGACGCGCAGAATATCGCGGGACCCGGACGTATTACCGGCATGTATGACGTGAAGGAAGATTTCACGCTCGCCATGTCCGATATGTTCGGAGTCGAGCGTGAAGAAAAGGACAAGAACCGCAAGGTTCATGCGCTGCAAGGTTTGCGTGACGCCTATCTCAAAGCGACCGGCGACCAGTATTTCACTGGCGGGTTTCATCCCGAATTTGCGCTTGTCTCTGCCAACTTCCCTAGCATCGTTGCCAACGTGCAGAACAAGATCCTCAATCAAGCCTGGGACGATTTCGATGAGGCTTATGGTTGGTGGAAGAAAATCGTCACCATCAAGAAGCAGAAAGACTTGAAAACCGTCACTTGGGTTCGTACCGGCACGATTGCCACCCTCCCGACCGTGGCAGAGCGCGGAGAATATACCGAGCTTGGCATTGGTGATATCAAGGAAACTTCGGACTTCACCAAGTACGGCGGATACGTCCCCTTGACGTTGGAGAGCGTGATCAATGACGACCTCGACGCCTTTATCCAAATGCCGCGCGAGTTGGCTATGGCAGGCATGCGCTTAGTCTCTGAATTGGTTGCCGCGATCTTCACCGTGAACAGCGGAGCGGGTCCGACCATGACGGACGGAGGCGCGTTGTTCAATAGCACCGCGCAGACCACCGCAGGCGGACATGCCAATTTGCTGACCACCGCATTAGGCACGACCTACACCGCTTGGGATGCCGTCGCGACCGCGATGTACAAGAAAAAGTTATTGGTCAAGAACGCGACCGGCTACTATGGCACAGGCAAACCGCAGGCTCTGAAACCCGCGTTCTGCCTCGTTCCGGCTGACCTGATCCAAGCCGCCGAAGCCTTGTTCCTCCCCCGTTGGGAAGCGCAGGCGCAGAACGTCGCCGCCGTATCCCCTCGTTGGGGCGGACGTGTCACCCCGTTGGCTGTCCCCGAATGGAGCGACGCTACCGATTGGGCGGCAGTCATTGATCCGAAGTTGCGCCCTGGCATCATGGTTGGGCATATCTTCGGGGTCAAGCCGCAGATCTTCTCGGCATCCTCGGAGATCGACCCTGCCATGTTCGCAAACGACGAAAGCCGCCTCAAGGTGCGCCAGTTCGTGACCGTGGGCGTGGCGGATGATCTTCCGTTGCATAAATCCAACGTCGCTGGATAATCGTATTCACCCCGCGCGGGTGCAAATCCGCGCGGGGATTTAGTCACACTGACGACACCCTACGCCAGTGAAAAGGAGTACATCTCATGGGTTACGTACACGATACCGCAATGGCACAGTACATCTCGCCAAACATGATGAATTACGTCACCGGCACTTGGGCAGACGCCGCCGGTCAGGTCAGTAATACCATCGTCAAGATCAAGACCGCAGGCGCGGAAACGAGCACGATCACCGTCCCCCTCGTTGTGCCTGGCAATGCCGTCGCGCTCAAAGGCTCGATGATCGCATCCGTGGAATTGGATTATGAAATCCGCACCAGCGCCGCGACCTCCATCACTATCACGATGAACAAGGTCACACGCGGAGCGGATACCGCCGTTGCTGTGGTTACTGCCATCACAGGGACTCAACTTCTGACCCCTGCCAGTACCGCCGCTACCGTGGACCAGCATAAGGACAAATTCACGGTCACGACTCCCGCCTACATCGACAATGACGAGTATTACTTGCTCAAAGTCGTGGCAGTCTGCGCTGCTGGAACCGTGCTGGAAATCCTCGGCGCAACGGTCAATTACACCTTCCGAGCGTAATCATGCTCGAACTCGCCAAGCAATACGCCGCCCTGAAAGGGGCGGCAATCCTCGCTCATAAGGTCAACGGCAAAGAAATCACGTTCGTTCTTTCCACGGGTCCCAAATTGACCATGACCGAAAGCCAGTTACAGCTTGCCATCTCCAACCTCGAACCGCAAGCCGGCATCGTCGCGGACGTTGCGCCCGAAGCGTCCGCTCCTTCTGAAAAACCGATCAAGAAAAAGAAAGAAGGCTAATCATGGAACTCCCTACCCTCGGAACTGTTGGGTTCATTGTCGCGTTGACCGCGTTCTTTACGACCCAATTCCAACTCAAAGGTAATAAGGCACTCGCCGCCGCGTTCTTTGTCGCGTTGTTCTTCGGCTTTGCCCCGCTTCTCAGTGAAGCCCTGCCCCCCGTTGCGCCCTTTATCGACGTGCTGCTCAACACCATCGTTCTGACCATCGCCGCCGCAGGCGGATACGATGTCGCAATGAAGATCGCGACCCGCATCAGCGGTATTCGTTCCTAGTTCCCCCCTCCAACAGCGGACGCCCGCAACCAACATGCGGGCGTCCGCGCAACCCATGAAACACCCTGCTCTTTTATTCAAACTCCCGTTCACGCACAGAGAGCAGATCGAAACGCGAGGCGCGTTACTGACGTGCCTGGTCATTATCGAACGGCAGGGCAACCGCATTGCCGATCTTGAAACTCAGCTAAATTTTCTGTCCTTTCTGGTGGAAGAACAGATCAAAGAAATCAAAACATTTGAGGAAACATGGCGCAAACCCTTACCCAACTCATTACGCAAGTCCAGGCGCAGCTTGTAGACGATGGGACGCGCTTCACCACGGCGACCCTCACCGCCGCACTTCGCGCCACCTTGAAGAATGTCAACGAACGCGCACCTATCAATGCAGGCACGCGCATTGACGTTGTTGCCGATCAAAAAGAATACGAACTCAGTGACGAGGACTCACGCGCCATGTCAATACTGGACATCCTCGAATGGGACGACGACGAGGATCATTTCCCGCTCGCCTTCGATGCGTACAGCGAGGATGAACGGTTATTCTTTCGCTTGCGTATCCCGCTCGATACCGGCGAAATTCTCGCGCGTTACACCATCCCCCACACGATCAGCGGACTGGACTCTGAAACCGAAAGCACCCCAAGCGCAAGGCTCGATCAAGTGATTGTAGACGGCGCATGTGCAGAAGCCCTTGCCTTCCGCGCCGCCTCGCGCATTGAGACGATCAACCTGCAACAAAGCGTATCAGACAACTACCGCGAAATTATGGGACACTTCCGCATGGCGTATGAAATGGGACTTGCCGCCTACCAGCGCGACCGCAGAGCGCCGGTCTCAGAACCGAACACCGCCGCATGGAATGACAGTTATCACGGCTGGACAGTCTAAATGTCACGTACTGTTTCCCAAACCCTGCTTGATGCCATCTCCAACCAGCAAGGCGAAACCATCCTGCGCGTAAAAACCTGGCTGGACCTCGCCGCCTATAATGCCGCGCCGACCGTGCCGGAACAGACATGGCAGACGAATAAATTCAAGATCTCAGGCACCGAAGCCGAAGCCGCGTTGATTTCAGAGGACAATGATTACACGGTCTCAGATTTCACCGTCTTTGTGATCGAGCGCGGAGTCTCTATCTCTGGCGTGGAATATGTCACGCAATCCGGCTTGTATTTCGTCACAAACTTCACAGAGACAGCAGGACGGATCAAGGTCAGCGGTTCATCGTTCCCCGACCAGAAAATAATCATCGACGGCGACGACACCTACGAGAATGTGATTACCGCCTTTTGTACGGAGATCGGCAAGACGGCGGTTTTCAAAGACACCGGCGCGGCATGGTTGGATTACCAATTCCTCGCCACAGGCAAACAGGTCATTCTCAATAAAGCCGAGCGTTTTCTAAACCTCATTCGGCAAAAGTACCTCATCCAATGCTACGAGCGCAGCCCGAAAGAACTTGTCTTTTACCATGCCACCACGGAGCAAAGCGCATGGAAAGACATTATCTATAATGACTCTTTACTGATCCTCACAGCTTCAAGCGGAAGCCATGAAACCGCGCGATCAGCGGACGGACTCGCGTACACCAAGACCGACGCGCCGCACTTCACAAATGCCGTCGCGTACTCGCCCTCTTTGGATTTATTCGCCGCCGTTGGTGATGGCGTCGCTATGTCGTCACCCGATGGCGTGACGTGGACGACGAGGACGATTGAAGATTACAACTGGACAGGCATCACTTGGGACTCATCCATCGCTTTATTCGTTGCCGTTGCTATTGGAGCGACCGCCAGAAGCGCAAACGGCACAACTTGGACGATCACTTATCTAAATAGTTATTCCCACACCTGGACAACCAGAACCATGCCGAGCGGATACGGTTGGGTTGCCGCTGTCTGGTCGCCAGAACTTGAAATATTCGCCGCGATTGCGTATCCAGACGGCGGAACTTCAAAAGCCGCCACATCCGCGGACGGCATCACTTGGACAGAAAGAACACTACCCGAAGGCGACTGGCGCGATATATGCTGGTCGCCAGAATTGAGTTTATTCGTAGCAGTATCCAATCAAACTAACTACGTCGCCACCTCGCCGGACGGCACTACATGGACAGCCAGAACCGGAACACTAGGATTATCAGGGATTGTTTGGTCAGCAGAACTAGCCCTCTTTGTCGCCGTAGGGGCAAAGGCGTATACATCCACAAACGGCACGTCATGGACAGAGACAGCGGACTTTTCAGGCAACACCTACTATAAAGCAGCCTGGTCCCCCGCACTCTCATTATTCGTAATTGTTGGAGCTAAAATCCTATCGTCACCCGATGGCACAACGTGGACAGAACGAGACAGCACCAATTTATGGAATGATGTCACTTGCTCTATAGAACAAAGCTTATTTGTTGCAGTCCTCAGTGCAGGCGCAGGATCAAGAATAAAAACATCCAGCAATGGCACATCATGGACAAGCCGAACAACGCCAAATATAGACTACTATTCTGTTATTTGGTGTAAAGACATAAGCCTATTTGTTGCAGGCGGAGCAAATGACATTATCACGTCGCCAGATGGCACAACATGGACTCAAAGAACTATCGCAACAGGCTCATATACATACCTCGCCTTCTCGCAGAAACTTCTCAGGCTACTAGCAGGGACAGGAACGAAAGTCGAAACAAGCGACATTACAGGAACTTCACTCGCATCCGTAGCAACCGATGGCGTCGGCACGCTCGCCGCTGTCGGAGTAGATAGCGCGTACACATCCGTCAACGGCTCATCATGGACAAGCCGAACCATCCCCGCAGGAACGTACCATAAGATCATCTACGCCAATTCCCTCTTTATAGCCGTCGGCGCGTCCAAGTGCGCCACCTCGCCGGACGGTATCACGTGGACAGAGCGAACGATCCCCGCAGGAACCTATACCGCGCTCGCCTACTCCCCCACGCTTGACCTGTTTCTTGCGATGGGCGATAACCTCGCCGCCACTTCACCGGACGGCATTACGTGGACATCCCGCACCGCGCCCGCAAATCAGATATGGACAGCGGTTACATGGGCGGACACGCTCGCGGTATTTATCGCGGTTTCTTCGGATGGAGATAATAGAATTGCGTCCTCGACCGATGGGATCAACTGGCAAATCCTGACAGCGCAGGCGGACTATTCCCTTTCGTACCTCGATGGTCCGACATCCTCGATCATTCACGGCACAAACACCGTGCATTACATTTCAAGAGACGAGACCGCCTCAGTCAATACCGAAGGCGATACGTCCTTCCCCGCGTGGAACCTCGGTTATCTGGAAAGCACAGCCTCGGCGCCAGCCACAAACACAGATCCATTCTATAAATTCTTCTTGCAGAAAGCGCCCTTACGTCTTGATATAACAGACGGCGACCGCATCCATTTTGAGCCGTCATGGACTCTCGACCCCACTCTCCCCATCGATGCCATGACGACAATCATTGAGATATTCGACTCAACCAAATCCCCCGCCTGGTATCAGGAAATCCGCTCGCTCGCGCTCTTTGATAGCGTGGAAGGCGGGTCGCTGCCCTCGACCATCGAACGGGTCGCGGCTTATACCCCGCTAGTCTCATCCGGCTTTGACGGCAATCTGACGCCCTCGGTCAATAACCTGCAAGCCCTCGCGGAAGCCGTGGACGATCTAGTCGTATCGGGCGGAACCCCACCACCGACCACCACCGCCGCTAACGATTTTCAAGTTGGGGATGGCGCGGGCACGTGGATCAAAAAGACTCTCGCGCAGACAATAACCATTCTCGGCATCTTCGCAGACGCCGCCAGCGACTCAATCTATTATGTACGGAGAAATGCAGGCTGGACAAACCTAAAGACATATACCGACACCCTTTATTCCTTGCTCGGTCACATCCACGCGGCAAGCGACATCACATCCGGCACAATGGCAACCGCCCGCCTGGGAAGCGGGACAGCGGATAATACAACGTATTTACGCGGAGACCTGACTTGGGCGACACCCGCGGGCGGAGGCGGGCGCGAAACCCTATCCGCTGACCGAACTTATTATGTGCGGACAGACGGAAGCGATAGCAATGACGGACTAACAGACAGCGCAGGCGGAGCATTTCTAACCGCAGGGAAAGCAAATACAGTCGTTGCCACCATTGATAAAAATGGCTATGACATCACCGTCCAATTCGGCGCAGGAACATGGAACGAAGATATTATTATCAATACCGGCATTGGAGACGGAGAAGTTACTTGGAAGGGAACATTGACGCTTTTAGAAGCGGTCACATCGGCAACCGTCTCCGCTGGAAGTGGAGCAACCGCAGGGACAGTCACCAAAACGGCACAGTTCACCGGAAATGCCTACGCCTCTAAAATTGCCTACTTCCAGACCGATGCCGTGTATCGAATGATTTTGTCGAACACGAATGACGCACTCACCCTTGCAGATATTGCCGCATCTTCCACGGCGCAGAATGTAGACGTGTACGAATGGGGAACAAAAATCAGGTCGCTCCAAACTTCTTTCGGAAGTCTGGTCAACCTTACTTATATAGAATTGACTGGACTCACTACGCCACTAGGGTTTTCAATCGAAATCAATCCATACACCACAGTCAATATCACCGTCTGCAATCTTTACACTGCCTTTGTAAACGGAGCATCTATCAAAAACTGCACCGACAGTTATTTCAACACAACTGCCGCCTCTGCTTGTATCTCCATTGCATACTCAGGCGCAAATGCAGTCTTACGCCGTTGCCTATTCCGAGCTGCAAATAACAGTGGTCATGGCATAGTCTGCTCTCGCAATGCTTACGCATTGATTTTTGGCGGCACAGTCGAGGGCGACGCAGGCGGGGGCAATAAGGCTACGTATGGGTTCCGTGTATGGGGAACAGCCATAGGGCAGACTACAACCGGATTTGGAAATCTAAAAATCCGAAACTGCGATACGGGCTTGCGAGCCGATACAGTCGCAGGTATATTGACTTCCTCGGCTGTATCTTACACAAGTTGCACGACCAACACCGACGCAGTTGCCGCGCAATATTCTTATATCAACTAAGGTGAAACCATGTTACTGATATACAACCCACTCGATGGAGAAATCTTCTATGTCGTCAAAACCTCGGATATCCCGACCTTTACTCATTCTTCAAACATCCCACTGGAAACCGCAGAAATTCCAGACGAAGATGATACTATTCAAGAAATTCGCTCTCAAGTCTACGCTTCGCAAGGCAGAAAAAATGAAACGGGACAAGGGAGATTCTTTATTGATACTTCAACCCCAAGCCCTACGCTCAACGAGCGTGAAGCCTGGAAAGAAGTAATATAAAAAGAGGACGGCTTACGCCGTCCTCTTTTCTCACTCACACAACCACGACTCTCTTACCCACAGCCCGCGCCACTTGCCCGCCGCGATCTGTGACCAGCCTTCCACAGACTCAAAGACTTGGACCGTCTCGCCTTGCGAGACAAACCCGCGCCGCTCCCCCATTGGCTTGACCCGCACCCACAACGACTCCGCGCATACTTCACGACTCACGCCCTGAACCTGCGCCGGCGTGGTCAGCGTCGCCGGTAGTGCCTCCGTCGCCGCCTCCTGATTGGGCGCGAGCGCCGAACTCTGGCAAGCCAGAGAGATCAACACCAGCGAACATATCCAACTGTACAAATTCTTCATCTTCCACAACCTCCGTTTCTACACCGCACCAGCCACATTTCGGGCAGGTCACGATCTGATCTAAGAACGAACCCAGGCGACGAGGCGCACCGTACTTCTTGCAGGGCTTCGAGCACTCGCCGCAGAGTCGGGTCATAACTGCTTTATATCAAGAACACGCCAAGTATCCTCGCTGGACAAAACGTATTTGCCTATCACAAATTGAACCAAGCGGGGATAAAACAAAGTCGCCGGATGATCGCGATAGCTATCAGCCTCAACCGTCTTTTTCTTCTCGACTCCGTGTTCATCCTTATATCGAACTAAAAACGTTTTCATAGTTTCACCTTCTTGAAATACACCTTCTCCCAACCAGGTTGCAGGAGTTTCACCGGCTCACGCTTCGGGCGTCGCTTGCGCTCACTCGGCATGACACGCGGAAGTCCGACCTTCAAGCGGATATCAGGGTTACGGGCAACCGTCCCGCGCTGGACCAACTGCCACACATAGCGGACATTGACTCCACACTCCCCCGCCACCCCGCGCCATGAGGCATGGCGCAAATAGGCTTTTTTTAGCCTCTTTACCGCGCGTTCGATAACTTGCCCATCTTGCGCGCGGGCGTCGCTTTGGGTTTTGTTATCGGTCATAACAAAGCCTTCTGTGTAGACATGACGGACTGGCGTTTCTCAATCTTGTCTAAAAGCCGGTCTACCTCCCGTTCCCATTGCTTCGACTTCTGCAAATCCCCTTGCAGGCGGTTCTTGAAATATGTAACCTGGAAATGCCGCATTTGCTGAACAGCATGGATAAAGTCTTTCATCAACTGACGGCGCTCGGCTTGCTCTTGTTCGTTCATGCCTCTTTGCCTTTCTGTCCTTTCAGACATCATAATTATTTATTTATCATCTATTCGTAGTCTTAGTAGGGCTAAGTACAACTCCCAAATTTCCAGCGACTCTATAGTAGAAGCAACGGGGATTTCCCTATTGGAAAGATGTACCTGAAACCCAAGTACAACTCAGGTACATCGCAGGGGAAACTACCCCGTTGCAAGTACATCTACTCACCCACCCCACTACGACCACCCAAAACAGGGGACTTGTACCTGTGCGACGGCACTTGTACTTGACTTGTACCTGACTTATCCACAGGTTTACCCACAGGGCTTCCCACAGGGCTATCACCCCGTTTTGACTTCGAGGACATCGGAACCAGCCGCCCGCCGTCGCGTTCGGCATCGTAGAACAGATAATGATCCTCAACAGGGTCCGGCAGGGCTTGATACAAACGAACATACGCCTGCCAGCCGTCCTCAGTCCAAAAGTACGGACACATCAAATCTTTCCATGTAATGCTTATTTCCGAACTAGAGGCGATGATCGTCCACCGCAAGCCGAGAATTTCCAACGCATCACTTCTCGCACGAAGAACGTCTAAAGGTTCATAGATAGACCCGTCCACCTCAATCTCTGGATCAGGCAACTTAGCCCTTGCCAATGCGTTCAATACCTTCAAAGGGTCAAGTCCGCAATTTGACGCATATCCACGATAGTTATAGTGACGCGTCCAATAAACCACACGCAATTTGTATATCTCTTGTGCTTTATAGATCGTCCTACGCCCCATGATACACCCCCAATAATTCAAAATATTCGCTCAGTTGCATCCCGCCATCAGCAACCGCGCTATCCAGATCGGCGCGCTTCACAGTGTCCTGGCTATGAACGCGCTGATCAAGATCAGGGAGTGATCTTTTCACTGTGACCGTGGAATAGTATTGTCCTTCTTCAGTCAGATAGGTAGTGATAGACCAGTCTAAGCCGTAATTGACGCCTTTCAAGCACTTCACTTTATCTTTCACACCTTCGGGGAAATGGCTACGCGACATTAGAAATAACCTCCTTCGGGGACTGGTGGTTAGCCAGCCCCCGACTTGTCAATCTGTAACGACACCTACGGTCACTTTTTGGGCGTCTATGGTTATGTTTTCGTTGTTTTCCCTGTGCCAGTAAGTTTTACAATGGGCAGGTCTTGGACAAAAGCGACGACGAGGCTTTCCGTCTAATCCAACATTGGATAATATCTTCTCGCCGCAATACTCGCATTCAGTCCAGACCTTCGGACGGCGACCAGCTAACTGTTCTCGCCGTCCAGATTGGGCAAAGGGGAAGGGGAGACCGCCCCCTTTGCGAGCCATACCTGATATTCAGGGTCTTGCGTGAGATCAACTTCATGGTTTACCAAAGATTGCCCGCGCATGGTCTCGTAAGACGCAGAGAGTAGATCAAGCTGCCCTTTGTTCTCATAGTCCTGCAACTCTTTATCAATCTCAAGGACGGCGTTCAAATCTTCCTTCGCGTCCTCAATGCCTTGCTTCTGTTGTTCGCGCCAGGCAATATTGACTTGTCGCTTCATCTCGGCGACGTGCGCAGGATCAGCGAAGTAGTAAACACCCCAAGCAATGCCGTGAATAAAGGTCACAACTACAAGCGAGATCAACATACCTGCTTCCATCGCAACCGAAGAAACCGCACCAGAGATATTGAATACATTCACCAGCGCGGAAAGAATACCAATGCCGAGCGTAGAGAGAACAGCCAACACGCCACCACCTACCGAAATCCACTTCTGCATGATATTCGCGTGAGCGTTCGTGAAGAGGCGTTCCCACACGAACAGAGCCAAGACGCCAGCAATGAAGGTCAAAACGCCATACAGCGAAGTGGTCAACATCGCAACCGCAATCGCGGAGATCAAGTCAAGGAATGTCATTACGACATTGAAACCGATCAACGCCAGCGGTGCCATGTTCTTGATGGTCTTTTTCTTTTGTGGAGCAGTCGGCTTACGGATAAGACCCATAACGCGAGAGCGCATCTCGCCTTTTACTTCTTGAAGAAAACTTTTATCGTTCATTTTACAGACTCCTTTATATCTAGGGTCGCACAACACAAAAACAATTCAGAACCGTCGCGGGCGACCATTCATCGACTAAGCTCATGTTGCGGTTTATTTCGGGATGAATTTGAACCGAGACCCGCCGTTCATCAATTTGATCTCGTTGCCAGAAAGACCCTCTCGAACCATGCGGTCAAACTCTTGATAATCAAGACCGCTCATGTACCTCCGCATGATTTTCAAAGCCTCGGCGGGTGAAACTTTTTTCCAACCTTTTTCAAAATAACCCCACCAAAAAATATCGCCGTTCGGGATATTGTCAATCGTGTAACGCATATTAGACTCCTTTTAGATTTTTTTTGATACAATGTTTTTGTTGCCCGCGACTGGTAGAAACGCAGACTCCGCCAGTCGTGGGTGATACCTTACATATTCAGTACACATCACCACCTTTCACGCATAGATTTTTTTTCGCCGTCTCACCGGCGAAGATAACGGGGGCATTCGCCCGCCGATCATCACTACTCTTACTCAGGAGCACATATCGGATGGACATTCGCACATTCTTAGACTCTCACCCCTACGCAGAGACCACCAAGCGCACCTACGCGGACGTACTCACGCAGGTATTCGCGCACATTCAAGACCCCGCCGCACTCAGCGCGTCGGGGTTACTATCACTTGTTCAGTCGAAAGGGTGGGGGAACTCGCGCCAATGCGTCGCATTGGCAGCATCACAAAAATTTTTAGCCTGGAAATATGGACAATCTCACCCCGCTCTAACCGCCCGCCTCAAACGCATCCGAGGAAAGATGCCGCGCACTCTCACGCAGGAAATCGCAGAAATATTACTGGCGTCCTTTGACCGTCATTGCGCCAAAGGTGCAAGGGACCTTGCCATCGCTTCGCTCTTGATAGACACCGGTCTCAGGGAGTCCGAGATCTGCAACCTGCAACAAGCAGATACAGACACAGACAAGCGCATCTTACAGGCATTGGTCAAGGGCGGTAGTTGGGAATTTGCGATCTTTAGCGAGGAAACCGCCGCGCACATCGAACACTGGAAATTATTCAGGCAACGACTCAACCCGCAGGGCTTCTTATTCGTCTCAACCGTCACAGGTAATGGACTGACCCCAGGCGGTCTATATTCGATTATCAGGGAATGGGGCAGGGCGATCCATGTCACGCTCGGCGTTCACGACTTCCGCCGAGGCTTCGCCACCATCGCAAGCGAAGGCGGCGCACCAGACAGGCTTATCATGGAGGGCGGACGATGGAAGTCTACGCAGATGGTCACGCGCTACACACGCGCCCTACGTCTGGAGAAAATGAGACCGTGGCTTCCCATGACCAAGCTAAAGCGGTAAACTATACGAAACGTAATCGTAGAACATGTGCTTCCCAAGCACAATACGCGGGTTCGATTCCCGCCACCCGCTCACAGCTATTCGGTTGTAAAGGTACAGGCTTTACGAAGGATAGCTCGTCGTCCTAGTCCTCATGCGTCAACATGGGGACTAGTTTTTTATTTCACGACGAACAAATAAACGATGAATAATAAAACAGAAATTAGGATAATCCAATCAAAGAAAGTGGAGGGCGAAGCAGGACTCTCGATATCTTTATAGATCGAATGCCAGGCTTTACGCTGAACACTACGGCGCGACATTTTTTGAAGCCTTCACAAATTCATGCAATGCCACACGCAGGATGTTTGACTTATTCAGCTTGAAACCAGGGGGGATGGAAAATTTCTTCTCGATGATCTTACGCGCCTGTTCCAGTACCTTTTCATCATCAGCACTCAAACGCACAGAACTCGGATTTTCACTCACAGGAGATAAATTGATATTTGACATAGCCAGAATTTACTACCATGTAGAAATCTTGTCAAGGGTTACGGGCATATTCGGGCGTTCCGGCGCGATAGTGCCGCGCCGTCGGGCTTTCGGGTCGTGGGAACTCCCCTCAATCCCTAACGCAAAGGCGCAAGCAGGAAACAGGAAACAGAAAACAGAAAACCCGCCGATCACTCGGCGGGTTCTTCTTTATCGGCGCACATCATATGTCAGCCGGTCAGCTAATGCCCGATAAAACACCGCCCGACAGGTTGAGGGGGGCAACCAATCGAACGGCACCGACATAATAGCAAATCTGTTTTCAAAAGTCAAGAAGCAAAAAACGGACACGTGTAACGTGTCCGTTTTTGTAGGTCCCGATCAGGCTTCACATACTCTCGACGTTCTTCACCTGTTCGGTTGATTAGAACAAGTGTACCACACTGGCTACACGATAGGAAAGGGCGAACCTGTGCCGGCACGTGGGCGCGGAGTACCGCGCTCGCTGATGGCAGAGATCAAGAGCGGACAACCGGCACATTATGGCGGAGTACCGCCAATGTGCCAGAACCGCCAGGCGCGACACAAAGAAATAAAACCGCCCCTCCCCCCGCCGCGTGGCATCCCCCCACCCCGTGCGCTTGCAGGCTGCTCCCGTTGGTCACGCCTTTGCAAGCGCAGCAATGTGTGTCTAAACGCTATTGGGGGGAGGGGCTATTGCTTTGAAACCCCGCGCCTCCAGCGCGGCAAAGCCTTTTATTTCTTTGTGCAAACCCTCGCGCCTAAAGGTAAAGGGCATTTGAAGAACGGACACAAAACCCTGGGAGAAAGTCGCTATGGCGTTTTGCGGCTTCAAAGAGCATTCAGCCCAAAACGTCCGCGCAAGTCCTATTGAAATAAAAGCAAGTGCCGCCACAAACATTTTATGTCTCGTTTGGACAAATGAGCAAGCGCAAAAATGGCAACAGCAAGAGCGCCATTTTTTCACCGCGAAACCCACGCCAAGCATGCGGGGGGTGCGAGTACGCACGCGCAAGATCAGCGCGGCAACCCCGCTGGCGTTCGCGCCTTTCAGGTTGCTCATTTTCCAAGCCTCGCATGCCACGGCGTCTATTAGGCGGCAATTGCTTTTTGGGTTCGTTCCTGTTCGTTTTCGCATGGTCGCATGTGGGCGGTTTTTCTTATTTTTTTCTTATCTTAATTCCTTGCTTTTTTGCTACATTGTAGTAAAATACTTATATGAAAAACATCTATTTTGGTGGCTCTCGCAATCCTCAAAGCATAAACCCCGCACAAATCGCGCAGGTCGTCGGCGCAGTTATCGCCGCAGGTCAAGCCGTGCATGTGGGTTGCCAGTTCGGCGCCGATCAAGCCGTTGTTAGTTCTTGCCCTCGCCCATCACTTACAGTCTTTGCGGTTCACTGTCCTTATACAATCTCCAATCATTTGCAGGTTGCCAGGGTTGAAGGCGCGCGCGTTGTGTTCCATGCAGGCGGTACTTCCGCCCCCATGCAAGCCCGTTATTTGTTGCGCTCAATCGCCGCGTTTCAAGGTTGCGCCGCCGCCGTTTTCTTTAATCCGGGCAATGGGTCGCTTGCAGTAGCACGCGAGGCACACCGCGCAGGGTTGCCGGTTTTCGTGTTCTCGGCATCCATGCCCGCCGCTATTCCTTCCGTCTCTGGTCATTGGGTCGCGTCCTCATTCGCTGGCTTTGCTTGCTGGCAGTGGGTCGCGCCCGTTCAAATCTCGTTATTCTAAAAAGGTCGATATCATGCAAAAAGTAAAAGAACCCTTCACCGTCCCCACGTTCGGCATTGCCAACACTGACCCGCTAGACATGGCATACGATGATTTTTATTCATGGCTTGAGTGTATCCCCGAAGAAAAGCGAGAAGAATGGGAAAACCGTTACCGCTACCAATTCCCGAAACCCGCCCAACCCTTAGAGGGTGCAGTACTTATTGACTGGCGTTTTCAGGTTTTCACCCTTGAACTATTCGAGCGTATCGAAAGCCCCGACAAACGCGGCGAGATAAAAACCGGCGGTAAATTCGCCTCTTGCACTATCACAGGCGCAGAAAACCCCAAGCCAAAGAAGAACAAAAACAAGACCGTTTTATTTTGCCTTCCGATCATCTAATCCATTATCCGGCGGACGTACCGCCGCCGGTCACACACAAAAGGAGTCTGCAATGCTACAGCTTATAAAAATCGGTCAGTATGAAATGTACCGCACGATCAAAACCGAGATCCGTGCATGGGTGGAAAATCCCCTGTTCGGTATCCATCCGAACCAGCCGGTTTACATACTTTGCACGATCAAAAACGCAGACCGTGCGAGCCGAGAAGCACACGTCGAGTCAGTAGGCGACGACTGGCGCAAGGGCGAAGGTTTCGGGGTTTGGTTTTCTTGCCCGTTCGAGAAAATTCACACCGTACACGATTACAGCACAGAACTCGATCAGGTCATGCGCGTACACGGCGAACCGAAATGAGCGGGCATTTTTTCAAGGAATACTGTCTCAAATGTGACTGCATCCACTGGGTAGAAATCACGCCAGCCCGCCGCGCAATTTGCCACGGAGAAGCTTTTTTTCCACGCGAGACCGCGACCCATTACACACGCTGGAGAAATGGCGGGGTTGAACTCTGTGAGCGTATCAGCGCCCGCCCCGCCGATCTTGCCTGGAAGATGGCGCAGGAAGCCGAAGAACGCGCCGAATTTTTGCTTCAATTACATAATCAAGAATGGTGAGAAATGACTACACAATATTTTCAAGACTGCAAGACCGCCGACGAAGCGAAAAAACTGTATAAACAGCTTGCCCGCGAAAATCACCCAGACATGGGCGGAGACCTTCGCACCATGCAAGAAATCAACGCGCAGTATTCTAAATTCCAAGCCACAGGCGCAACCAACGAAGCCCGCGAACGACAGCGCAACGCGAACGCCGAAGGGAAAAAGTCCGCAGGTGATTATCACGATCTCGATCAGGTCGGCGAACATATCCGCAAGGTGATCGAATTTGCGCTCAATCTCGAAGGCGTAGAAATTGAACTCATGGGTCTGTGGGTCTGGCTATCCGGTAACACCAAAGCCCACAAGGAAACCATAAAGGCATGGAACGAAAGCCACCCCGCCGAGCGTATCAAATGGAGCCCGAAAAAAACCGCCTGGTATTATGCCGGAGTGCCAACCTTCAACCGCAAAGACACGACTCTCGACGAAATCCGCGAGACCTACGGAAGCCAGAAGTTTACACGCCAGCAGAGCCAGCCCGCCGGAGTGCTGCACACCTAAGAAAACAAAAGCCCGCCCGCCTAAAGCGGGCGGGCAGGAAAAAGAAACCATGACCGAACAAACCCCCGCCACCCTCGCCGCCCCGCTTGCCGTTGAATTGACGATCATCACCGGCGAATTGTGGAGAGTGCAGCCCGAAACCGAGCGCGAATTTTTGCAGATATTCAGCCCAAGCGCGTTTTTATCCATGAGAACCGGCTACGATGTGCGCGGACGAATGCAGATCAAAGCCAGCGCACCCCGCGAAATGAAATCACCCCGAAGCGGAGAGTCTATCACTTGCGCCCTTGACCGCACCCCCGAAGCCATAGCGCGAGACATCACCGCCCG